TGTGGGACCTGAGTGTTAAACGCATAGTAGGTCTCTGGGAAGTACAAGAGCTTGTGAAAGCGAAACGACATGCCAGGCTCACCATCCAAAAACAAACAATCACTGTGCGTATCACGCAACAACATGTTGATACTAACCTTGCGGTTGGTATCGGTATGCCAGTTATAACAAGTCCTCTCCGGCATCTTCAGAACACCGGCATGGAACGTATAACGTTTGGCCAACTCCTGAAAGAACGGGTCCATCATCACCAACTTACGAGGGACCGCAATCGCGTGGAAGTTGTAGTACAGCATCCACTCGTGACCCAATGACTGATCAACCAGCTCCATAAGAGCAGGAACAATAGTCGATTGGCCAAGAGGCTTATACATCAGTAGTACTCACGCTTTCTTTGAAAGACCGGCTCGTCCTCTTCATCCAGATCAGTCCTGATGAACCCGCCCCGTCTAAACCTCATGAGGGCCAAAGACACCGTATCCACATAGTCATCATGTTCCCCAGCGGGAAAGCTGGCAACCTCATCAATCACCTGCTCCGCCCAGCTGGTATTGGGAGCCCACACCATACCAGAGGCAAAAATGTCCGATACCGCGTTCAACCGCGAGATCTTGTCGTTCCCACGAACAGGCGTGAACTCCTGTACAGGTATCCCCATCGACCTCAATTCATAAATCAAAGGCGCCCCAGAGGCCTTCTTTTCAATAATCACCGCATCTGGATCCCACTCTCGGTACAGCTGGAGCGTTTTCCTTTTCAAATCAGGGAACTCCAAACGATCCCTCTCAGCGTGTAGAAGTATAAGGTTTGGTTTATAAACGCCACGGGAGTCTGGGTTATCAAATATCCCCCATACCGTAAAAGCTGAGTAGTCAGCTCTGTTATGTGCTTCGTATGCGGTATCAGCTGCGATCAAAATAAAGTCGCATGCGGGTGGGTCTTCTTTTTCCCACTCTTTCCACCATTCTCTTTTAATGAGTGCCGAGGATTCGGAGGTGGGCTGTTGTTGGTACTGGGCCATCCACTTGGCGTTTGGGAGCTCATCCTTTAGAGCTTGGAGTTCTTTCCTGCTCCAGAACTCGGGCCATAGTGGGTTATCAGAAGGAAGGATGGCGGGGAACTCTATAACTTCCCACTCATCCCCTCCGCGCTGTGCGGCGGCTTTTAAAACCTGGCCGGTTAGGTCTCGCTTGGACCAGCGGGTGTTGTGGCTCACTACACCATTCGCGATGAAGTTCTCCGTCCTGTCAATTTCGACATCAAACACTTCTTCTTTGCCATCAGGCGTTATCGAGACTATCTGGTCTACCGTGAAGTCGGAGATACGATGCAGCTCGCTCAAGTATGCTTGGCGTTTTGCCATATCCGACTGTAAGGTTGCAGTCGTTGCACAGAAGTCCTCGTACTTTTCCTGTGTCATGGCAATGGTCGATGCACAACTTGCCACTCCAATGTGCACGCGTGTTTGAGGAAGAAGGCTCTTCGCCGCAAACATCACATCGGTTCTGACGTTCTGCAACCATCGCTTCGTACTGTTCAACAGTAATGCCATATCTATGCTTGAGACGGCGCTTGCGGTTGGCATCCGGTGATGGCTTGGGTAGATACTGTTTGCCATAGTGCTTAGCGCATAAGCCACGGCTTGTTGCAGCATTTGTGCAATCTTTAACGCTGCACTCAACGCCTCTCCATTTGCCGTGGTGCCCGATCGGCTTTCGCGGCGCATCTGGATTTTTTCTGTGGTATGACTCTTTTGCCATACATGGGCCACACATTCCTGACTTTGTTTTTGCCCTTGATGGTCTGATGCACCCTTCAACGATACAAGTAAATCTCCTACTTGGAGTTGATTGAGCCTTGTCCATTCAAGCACTCCTTCGTTCATAACAAGAAACGGATGTCTTTCGTTTGCACGAAGGATTGTGCCAGATTGTGTTTGTACTTTGTATACGACATCAACACCACTTGACCGCCAGTTATTTACTCGGCTGGTGGTAATTCTTCCATTATCAAAAGTGGCTACCTCGTCGCCAGCGCGGATGTCTTTCAAATCCTTTTCATAGCCAGATGCCATAAGCACACGCGTATCGCCGGTCATGCACATCACCACAATGATCGAACCGCCCGGCTGGAGACGTTGCCGAGGGCCAGAGGTGAACCATTCGTAAACCTTGTCGTAGATCTCAGGACTCGTTTCAGCCAAGGTGGCTTCTTGTTCTGAATGGGGGTCATCAATGATAAGAAGATCCGCACCCTTACCAGTAACCGTACCGCCTACACCGATAGCGAAATACTCTCCTGATTCATTAGTCGACCAACGACCGGCCGCTTTAGAGTCATGTCTCAAAGCTACGTTAGGAAACACCTGGGCGTAGTTCTCACTATCCACAAGGTTTCTCACCTTGCGGCCAAACCCAACGGCTAGTTCAGCAGTGTTAGAACACTGGATGATCTTCTTCTGTGGGAAGTTACCAAGGAACCACGCCGGAAGAAGATACGAGGCGAACTCAGACTTGGTATGCCGGGGAGGCATATTAATGATGAGTCTCTTAAGCTCGCCCTTAGCTACGCGCTCAAAAGCTTTAGCCATAACGGCATGATGTCTACCTGAGATGAAGCCAGGCCACATCTCCTTAACAAAGCTCATGAAGCCACTTTGAGCCTTCTCTCTAGTAACAGAAGCAAAGTACTCATCAGCACTCTGATAGAAAAACTCCCTCTGCCCTTCAGGTAAGGACTCTACTAGCTTAAATAGCTTGTCCTCAGGAAGAGACTGCAAAAGCTTATACAGCTGCTCATCCGAAAGATCCGCCAAGTTAGTCAAGATCACGCACCCTCAAGTAAGAAGGACGAATAGTCCTCACCTTCCCCTTTATACCCTTACACACCCCAAGCTCAACCAAGCGCCTCATCTTACGACTTACGTTACCCCGTCCAGTAACACCTAAAACTTGCATCACATCATCCACACTGGGACCAAACCCAAACCGCTTCCACCACTCATCAATAACCAAAAACACCTCCTTCTGAGCAGGTGTCATCCTCTTAACCCCCCTTCCCGCCTGTAGATCTACAAGCTCCCTCTTACCTTTTCTGTGATCCATAAAACTTATCAATCCTTACCGATTGATAACCACGAGTCAATTCCCCTTTAACAATGTTAAAGGGCATTGGTACATATAATCGTTATCTGTATCGTTCCCCTTTAACATTGTTAAAGCAGACCGTGTAAAGAAACTTTCGACACCATTCCCCTTTAACATTGTTAAAGCAGACTCCAACAAGACATTTTCCATATCGTTCCCCTTTAACATTGTTAAAGCGGAAATACCCCCCCTTAGTCTTCGGGGGACCCAAATTCACTAGGGGGGTCTTCCGACAAATCACCATCGCCACCGTTGGGGGAAATTTCGAGGGGGGTGGGGGCATCGACATCAAGTCGGCTGGATCGGTTGTGCGGAATACTAAGCATAGGGTCGGGCACAGCGGCCGGCCGAATCAGGGGGGTGGCCCCGCCAGGGGTCGCGTCCGGCGCGTTCGCGCTGGGGGTGGGGTCATCGTCGTTGCCGGCAAGCTCTGCCAGGAGTGACTCGCCGACCACCTCGGCATCAATCGGAGCAGCACGCAGCGCGACGCGCAGGGATTCAATGAGCCGGTCGCGTGCATCGCCGGAACCGGTCACCTTCACCACCTCGCGTCGCTCCGTAAAGGCCGCAACCTCGGTGACCTTGCCAAGCAATTCGAGCGCGCGCAGTCGCTGCGCCGGCTTGACGCCCTCATCCACGGCCATCGCCGTCAACTGTTCGATGACCAGAGATCGCAAAGCCGCTGGGGTTGCGTATTTCCTCGCCTCCGCAGCGACCTTCAGCGCCTCTATCTGGAGTGCCACGCGAGGGTTAGCTGCGAGCCTTCGCCCTTCGACACTCTGCGCGCCGGGTGTTGTGTGTGTGTCGTACGCCTCTCTGTAAGCCCCGGCCTTTGTCGCACCCATTGCCACCGCCTCCGCGAATCTCTTTTGTTTCGCTGTGAGTGCCTTGGGCGTGCCACGCGACGCGCCTACTAGCACCTGGTCTATGGGCATTGTTTCTAATGCCTGGACTATCTCGCTCCGCTTTAACTTCCTGCCGGTCATTATGGGTACACCTTAAGAATCGATGCCGCCAGTCTAGCGCGCTTCGCGCTTGCATTCCAATATCGGCCGTCATACACTAACCAGGCCGCACATGAATCGCGGCGCATTCATCACATCACTCGGAGACTGAAACCATGAGCAAACACTCACCCGCACCGTGGCGCGGCCCTTATCGGTCAATAGACCAAAAGCTTGTCATCATCCGCCCCGACGACGTCATCATCGCCTATCTAGACAACTGGACAGATGACGCCGACGAACAATCCGCGAACGCCCGACTAATCGCTGCCGCTCCCGACTTACTGGCCGCGCTAGCAGAATTGACGCAAGCCGTCGAAGATGAGGGCGTTCCGTGCATGGGCCTCCTGATAGCAAAATGCCGCGCCGCCATCGCTCGCGCAACCGCAACCGAGGAGGCCTGACCATGTCAACTCAACATACCCCAGGCCCATGGCAGTACGCGTTCGAGGGCGGCACCACGGCCTTCCTCGTAGAGGCCGACGGCA